ATGGATAGCGCACGCGCCCTTGTTGCCAAAGGACGGGGAATAGCCCTGGTCAGCCGCACCATGGGCGTGTCGCGTGCGCAACTGTCACTGCGGATTAACCGTTCTGCCGACTGGCAGGACAGGCGCTGTAACCGGCGTAATGAAGAAGCAGACGCAGAAATACTGTCGGCTATCCTCAACATTATCAGCGATATGCCGAGTTATGGTTATCGACGCGTGTGGGGCATCCTGCGCAAGCAACGTCGCACAGAGGGACAGCCACCTGTGAATGCCAAACGGCTTTACAGGATAATGAGCGAGCATAACCTGTTGTTGTTGCATCACAAACCAGAGCGACCGAAGCGTGAACATAAGGGCAAGATAGCGGTGGCAGAAAGCGATATGCGCTGGTGTTCAGATGGCTTCGAGTTCGGCTGCGACAACGGCGAAAAACTGCGGGTCACGTTCGCGCTGGACTGCTGCGACCGTGAGGCCATAGACTGGGCAGCAAGCACGGGAGGCTATGACAGTTCGACCGTGCAGGATGTGATGCTGAGGTCTGTGGAAAAGCGCTTCGGCGACAGGTTGCCCGATACAGCGGTGCAGTGGCTGACGGACAACGGTTCAGCGTATACCGCGTATGAAACGCGGAGGTTCGCGAGAGAGCTGAATCTGGAGCCCTGCACAACAGCGGTGAGCAGCCCGCAGAGTAATGGCATGGCCGAACGGTTCGTGAAAACGATGAAAGAAGACTATATCGCGTTCATGCCAAAACCGGATGTGAGAACAGCACTGCAAAACCTTGCAGCAGCGTTCACGCATTACAATGAAAACCACCCGCACAGCGCGCTGGGATATCACTCCCCGAGGGAATACCGGCGGCAGCGGACATCGTTAACTTAAGTTACAAAAGCTGTCCGGAGATGGCGGGTCAAGATCAGATCCAATGTTTTAACTGCTCAGACCAGAAATATCTGGAAGCTTTGGGCGCCTTCTTAGAAGATAGGGGTGTGCGAAGACGCACACAGCAATGATGTTATGTAGTATTTTCCCCTTGAGTGTGCCTGCTCAAGGGGATTTTTTATCGGCGTATTGTACTGGCAAATATTTGTAAATCGTCTTCACTCCCACGCCTGTCACATCGGCCACACGCTACTGGACGGGCGCTTAGTCCGGTATGTTTCTCGCGCTACTACTGCTTACGTTAACGTCTGGTAATGATCTAGCGGCGCGACGTAAAGCGGCGTTGAAAGCAATTATAGTGACCGGCCGGCGTTGGTTCTTCACACGGTTAGAATGGCTCTGAAATAAAAAAACATCTTCTGGATAGCGTTCTCTTCTACGAGCAATCATTGCCTCCACTGGAGAGGTTGATTTAACACGTAGCTCCTTCAGGTGACCCTGTTTTCGTATCAGTATCAAGTCACCATCAATATCATCATATCGAATACTCAGCAGCCTTCCAGCGCTTAAACCCGTGTGAAAAATTAACGCCCACAAGTCAGCCCATGTATCTGAGATGGAAACAAGATTGCTGTTAATAGTTAAAAATTGCTCAAAACTTATTGTTTTCTTACCGTTCACGAACAAACCAAACTGTTTTCAAAGCTGAATGAATTGATTAAGCCAAACGTAACATATCAGTAAAAGTAGTGAAATCTTTGTCTTCAAGTCGCCGGGAGGTACTTGTAGATTGTTTTCACGTCTACACCTGTCACATCAGCCACCTGCTGCCGGGTAGCGCCGTTCTCCAGCATTCTGCGGCACTGCTCCACCACTTCTTCAGTCATTACCCGGCGGCGTCCGCCTACTCTCCCTGGCACGTGCGCAGCACCGAGGAGATCCTCGCCGCGTTCTGATTTATATTGGGCTTCCCCAGTTGGTGCACCCGAAATGGGTGCGCCTTGGCATCACCAGCCTTGAAGAGTACGCCCGCCACTTTAACTGCGTGACGCGGTAAATTTAAAAATCGACAAATATCGTCCAGGAGCGCCATTTTCAATGGCTGGAGATAGCAACCAACATTTATTGTTTGCAATATTTGGCGAATTTCACCGATTTCTCATGCCCCACCCATGCCCCAAGACGCCTGCCACGCGAAATCTTCCATCAATTGACAGCAACTAAACAACCGCATTGTCCTGGCGCACATCGAAGATAGTAAACGTCACGACGCCGATGACAGTAACATCGTCCAGGGCTTCGCCCTCGATCGCTTCTCCATCCCTGGTAATAAACGACTGCCCCATTAGCCGACCAAAATCCGTCACCCCGTCGTAGCGGATCAGGACGAAATCTCCCGCCGCCTGACGGGAGTTATACGTGTTAGCTGGCCAGCTTTTCCAGAGCGGCAAGCCGGTCTGTCACTAACCAGATATCTGAACTTACGATGACAACTCTCTCATCGCAAACAGCCACGCATCAGCAATCACATATCCACCCATGTCAGGGTCCGGGTGGATAAGGTCCGATGCAAACCACGGACGTCCTGATGTAGAAGAATAGTCCGCAGGCTTCTCACCAAACCACTGCTGCAAGTCCAGGTAGGCAACGTTACGATCATCGCGAGCAATTTCGTAAAGCGCGTCTGCATAGGCCGACATTGCTATCGGATTGTTGGTGCGCTGGTTTTCAGCTGGCGCAACCAGCAGAATATCGATAGAGGGATTCGCTTCACGCGCACGATCGATCAGGGTCAGAATATCGGCCTTGTATTGCGCCTTGCTGCGCCCTGGGGTCTGGTCATTCGTACCGTGAGTGATACCAAGGAGATTTAGTCCAAGCGCGGATATGCCAGCTTTCCAATGCGTGGCGTCAATCGATGCCCATTGCTGAGCGCGCGTCCCGGTTGCTCCCAGTTTATGCACCAGTACACCGGCAACATTCGGAAGCACCTCGTTAACACCGTACAAAGTCACTGGGCCAGAAACTGCTTCGAGCCAGAATTGCCCCGCACCACTCGCAGGCTTGCCTGCCAGAACGATAGTTTGCAGCCCGACAGGAAGAGCTGACAGGTCTGTGTTTGCCTGCCAGGTTACGCCACCGTCCCAGGAATGTCGGATTACACCGGCCCCACCCTCTGCAAACAGCGTGAATGTCGTACCCTTAGAGAAGGTTTCATTGCCCTGATAACGGATAATGGTACCCGTCGGCAAAACAGCCTGGCATGCATCCGGGCCGTTACCCGTTCCGTAGGCTGATACATCGGCGGTCCCCGCCTGAATGACCGCCCGATTGTTCCAGACCACATCACCGTTTGGCAGACTGCTGCCAATGCCACCAAAAGAGCAGAACCCCCGACCAATCGGACCATCCGCCACGAACGCACTGGACGCGTGGTATTTACGCCACAATGACGTAGCGACTTTCAGTGCATAACGACCCGTATTATGTGTCCAGCTGTCACCCACCATTCCAACGACAAGCCTCGCCGTCGTGCCGGCCTTGCCGTATTTCAGGGAGCGCAGACGTTGTCTGGTTTCTCTGAGTCTTTCCAGTCCGTAGTAAGCAGGACGAACGGACGTGGTAACAGGCGCAGGGTTTGGCCAGGTAATGGGAGCGCCATCGAGTTCAGTTTTTGCAGCAAAGCCGGGAGTTTCATAGTCAGTTGCCGTATCGCCTTCCTGAACCTGGAACAGTGCAACGTCAGCTGTCCTCGGTGATAAGCGCATGAACTTGGCATTTGCTGGCGTCGTAAACGTATAAATATCACCAGATGGCGCATCTACACCAGGTGGAATAGCCGTATTTGCATCTACATAAAACGCTACCGTGCGTGGGCCTCTTCCACCTTTAACCCTTGCGGTGTAGGTCGTAGACGGTTTGACGGGAATGTAATCACTGGCGCTGTACGTCTCATTTGCGGCCAGCTGCCCGGTGTTATTGTTTACGTAATATCCGTCAGTGACTGTTTTCGCGATAAAGATATTTTTGCTCGGGGTGAAGAAATTTGTTTTATCGGGAGAAACAGCCCCACCGGCAAGCATCGCCTTACTTACTGAACCGTCGTTTATTTTTGGCATATATTCAACAGGTGTTCCGTCTGGCAGGCTGGACGGAGCGATCCATTTAAATTCGGTATAAGCTGGAGTTGCGGAGCCTTCGGCAAGTGCAAAGGTGCCAACCGATGCGACAGCAATACTAACCCGGACACCAGTGACGCCTGCAGGTGCCGTGAAGGTCATTGTATTTGCAGTAAGGCCTGCTTCCTTGATTGGCGCGCCACCGGCCCCATACATCGTGACAAACCGCATAAAGGCGTTGGATGTATAGGTTTTCCCCGGCTCTACTGCGATCATTGCAGACGCATCATACTGCGCAGAGGCTATGGGAGTGCCATATTCAGAAATGTAATACCCCTGAAGACGGCTATTTTTGTTGAATAAATTTGTACCTGACCTCTGAAACGTCCGCAGATATTCAGGTGTAATAACCGGCAATGCTGCCAGCGGAACAGACTGAATACGATCCGGGCGAACTACCAGACCAAAGGGCGAAACAGACGCAGGCAAAACCGTACCGGTAACAATCCAATACACCGATGATTGCTGGTAAGAAGCCCTCATCCATGCGGCCCCCGCAGGAACGGTGACATAGCGAGTTGCCTGGCTAGCGCCTGACAGGAATGCTCTACTCGATGAGTAGAAATCTACGATCTCCCCCAGGACCGAAAATACCAGCTGCTGACCAGGAGTGACCGGGATCCATCCCGTCGTGTTGTACCCGGCAAGCGGCTCCGTCAGCCCGGTCGTTACTGAAAGCCGCCGACCATCCTCCAGGTCGACGTCATCAAAGTTGACGAGATTAGGATGAACCCCTGATTTCCCCAGAGTCGGCAGTTTCTCGACGAACGAATATGAGGCCATTTTCCGCCCGGTAGGCTGCAGCGTACCGGCGTTATTGATCACTTCTACAGCTAACGCGTTGTCATCCGGGCTACGGTAATACGTGGTCGACCCCACCGGGATATTCGCGATATCCGCCTGCGCCGCAGCCAGCGTCTGGTATTGCTTACTGAGTGGGATCAGGTTCTGCCTGACCTCATCGTTTTTCGCCATCATCTGGCGCCAGGTATCGAGCGGTTCACCTGCGCGGTCGTTAACCGTTCCGGCCGGACCGTTAACCAGCTCGTCAGCGCGCTTGACGTTATCCAGGAAAATTTCAGGCGTCGTCGTTCCCAAAGGCGGGTTAAGTTCGGCCATGTTTTTTGCTCCAAAAAAGGCGTTCGCGCAAACGAGGGTTTGAGCGAAAAGAGTTAATTAGGGGTTGTTATGGGGTATTACGCGACGTCGCCGGGGTATGTGGCGTCGTCGTACTGGTAGAAAATTTCTTTATATTCAGGCGCAGTAATCTGACAGTTGCTGTCACCCGATGGGGCAACCTCCTGGACTATCCCATGCCGCGCACCCTTTTCACTGTCGCAGAACAATAACTTCGGCAGGTCAATATCTGGGTCGTCCATAATCCAGTCGTCGGGATGCAGGTCGTCGTTGTACGGTACCGTCAGCGTGAAATCATCTACCCGTTGCGGCGTGAGCATTCGCGATGATGGTCGACCGTCCTGAAATTGTATCCAGCAGCGAGGATTCGCGTAGCTCCAGTCCAGTGGCTCCGTGACGTGCAGCGTGATTTCCTGGAAGTCGTAAATCATCGCGTCAATCAGGCAACTTTGGGTTTTCCCGGTTGGAATATCGTCGGACAAAATGATGTGATCACCGAAGTCATGACACCATCCCAGCATTGAAGTCGTAGCCGTGTACGTTCGGCGTTGGTGGAGATATTTCATTAACCGACGCATCCCGATACGCCAGGCGCGATCTGCAGTCATGGCAACATCAATGGTGTATGCCTCCATTTTGCGCGGAAAAGGATTTTCCGGCGTCCGGCACTGTACGGTTTCCTCCGCCCAGGTCACAGGGTTGATATATTTCACATCCACGCCATCAAAATCATCCTCCGACGGGACCCTGAATGACGTCTGCATTTCCTCGACGGTATCCTGAGGAGTAATGATCCCGGTCCAGCTTTTGACGCCCTCTCTCCCGACAGAAAGCAACCCGTCAGACAGCAGAAAATACCCCATGCCAGCCTCTGCAATTTTGTCGAAAATATCCTTTGCTGACGTGCTGTCACTGCTTGCCTGGTGATCAAAATATTCGCCCCTTGGCGTCCAGTAGGTCGCCTCCAGCGTACTGAGTGCCGCAATGTCGATCTGGTCGTCGCGATAACCCAGACTGCGGGCAAGATGCAGGAACGCACCGCTGATTGTCCTGTCACCACCGCCATCATAATTCCGCGTGGCGACAACACTCACACGCTTGTCTGACTGCGCCGCCAGCTGGCCACCGGTTTCAACCGTGATCCCTATTGTTGATATCCCAGCGTAGGAGGTCGGACGGGAAAGCAAACGACCTCTGAGCGCCTGCCAGAACATGCTGTCTCTCGCGTTGTTGCTCCCCTGCTCGTTACGGCGGCGGCATCGAACCTCCACCAGCCCGGGAGAGGACAGGTCAAAACGCTCTGTAAAACCGAGGCCATTAACGTTTTTAAGCGCGTAAACCCCTGGCTTACTCGTCCACCCTGATCCGGAACCATAAACGCGATACTGGATTTCATACTCGACATGGCGGACCCGCTTATTCCCGTTGTTCTGAAACCCGCAAATTCCGTTTGGGAAAGCAAAGTTGACCTCGAAGGCGTCCACAACTTCATTTTGCGGGCAGGCCAGAAAGGGGCCTAGCCAGGTTTCATTATCGTTAATACCAGACGCGGCAAAATCCACGACGGTACGGGTCATAAAGCCTGACCAGGTGCTGTCAACGACACCGTTAACCACACGCTGTACGGTTGCAGAGGGGCCATCAGTAGACGCTATCTGGTATTCGTTGCCACGGTGCGCCAGGGAAATCCGCTGAGAACCTTCCGGCAGTCCTGAAAAGGCGGTGCCAGAATCGTAAGCCAGCGTGACGCTGGCTGTTACCGCAGGGCTTCCGCCGCTGGAGGCTGTACCAGCAGTAAATACCGGGCTGTCACCAAATACTGACGCAGGCAGGAATGATGATGTAATGGAACCGCCACGCCAGGGGCTGGAGATCTCGACGATACGTATCACGCCGCCATCATCCTGAGCAATGAGCCCCGAACCATTCAACCCGCCATTAATCGCTGCGAGCAAGCCAGACATTGTGCCGTAGTTGGCGACCAGAGATATGGTATAGGTGATACCCTGCCAGGTCAGAGCAAAGGTCTGGCTTGTTGTCGTAAAGTCATACGTTGACGGCGACGCACTGGCGCGTAATACCGCAGTCGCTCCCCCTGCTCCCGGAACGGCGTCCTGGTGAGGGGTATACGTGGCGATCTGCAGATCATAGTCAGTACCGTTAAACGTTAGGGTGACAGGCATTCCGCTGAATGGCGCAATCTCTGACACAACGTCGCCTGTCAGTACGTTAAAGCCGCCCTCGATAGACACCTGATAATTCACTGGCGCTTTCAGGGTGACAATTGCACCGGCGATCCAGCCAGGAGGAAGTTTGTTCTCATCCTCATCTTCATCATTATCATCATCGACATCAAGGCCAGAAAACGAGACAGAGGCACCGCTGACGGTCATGGCATCAGCAACGATATCACTGGCTTCAGGGGCAGTCTGAGCCATATCGAGGCCGCTGCCGCTCGACGTTCCCCCAACTTCCGTTGAGTTGAACCATATCTCACTGCGACGATCCCCTGCCACATTATCGCCGGGCCCATAGCTGGTATATGAAAAGCCCTCGCCTAAGGTCAGCGCCGGAGTTTCTCCTACCCGAAAATCTCCACCGGTATAGGAGAAACGCCCATATCCAAGGCAGACAAACATTTCGACCGTCATTCTGGTGGGATCAGCAGGGTCGAATCGCGTTACCGGCTGCACCAGGTAATCCGGGTAAATCCGGTTTCGCCCGAAAGCCTCCCTAACGGGATCGCCAAGCTTCGCTGTATTGGCTTTAGCCGGATTCAGATCTAGCGATGAAGCGTTACTGGATGAAAAGCCGCCCAGCTCTGGTTTAGGGGCAAAGAATAATGCATAGGCCGTAGACGCAATGGATACGGCCACCGAAACCCACGCGGCAATTTCAAGACCCGTGCCATACGGAATGGGATATATCCGCACGTCGCTGTCTGGTCGCAACAAACATAACGGCCATTCCGCCGGGGGGACTGCCTGGCCGTTCAGCTCGATCACGACAGGATGAGTTTTATCCTGTGAATAGCTCGGGACATTTCTGCTCATCCACTCATGCAGCGTCAGCACACCATGCTCGTGCGTTTCAAGGGGTTCACCCGGAAGCCGGGACGGGTAAAACTTTATCGTCATTGCCAGAACTCCACGCGGTTAAAGCGACGGATAAATCTCGACAGTGGCAGAAACGTAACCCCCGAGCCTGGATTACATTCCGCGACCTGCAGCTGGTTATCGAGCATCACAACGATCCCGACATGGGAAACTGTTGAGCCCGAATAGCAAGCCACCCCGGCACCTTCACAGGGGTCACAACGTTTCAGGGAAAGCATCAGCTTTCTCGCTTCCCGGTCGAGGCCCCCGCCGTCTTTGGTCACACCTGCAAAATCCGGCCATTCAGGTAGCCCCAGGTCGCGACGTATCTCATTTACAATGCCGAAGCAGTCGAGCTGCGGATATACGCGCCCGCCCTTCTGCCATTTAACAGAACGGTATTTATCAGGTGTAAACATATTTGCCTCAGATTAGTAACGTAAGCCCGGATGCTCGGCGAGGTTGTAACGTTTACGGGGCCAGGCTGTTTTGAGGACATTCATATAGCCTGCCGTGACCTGAACTGCTGTCGGGGTCCAGGAGCCGGATTTGATATCGAGCGTATACGGTGATGATGCCGGAGAAGACAGATCGGATGAAATGTACCGCCGGAATGTCAGCGTGGCTGATTTCATTTCATCCAGGATTTTATCGATCGCCTCAGAAACCCTTCCGTCAATATTGCTGATAGCAAACTTTAAATCCTGTGTCCCGTCGGCGTTCCGGGCTGGTAAGGCGATATCTATCGCGCTGGCTTCAAACGTCGCCGGCTGACCATTTTCCAGCATCACGGAAACGTCATCCCAGCCACTGGTTAGCCAGTAGTTATCATCGCCTGCCGATATCTGCAGCGTATCGTGAATAACCTCCGATCCGCTGCTGGCATATAGTCGCTCAAGAATTGTCATGCTTCGGCCACTCTCTGTTTAGCGCAATATCCAGTAACGACTGGCCCGCCAGCCATTCCGGGTAATTTCCCCAGCCTGAAGGCGGTAACGGGCGCTCCCATAATTCCAGCGTTGCGCTGTACTGCCAGTATTTTGGCGCGACCAGCGTCGGTCCCTCGTAAATATCCACGAACCTGGCTTTATAGGGCTTTACCCCGATGGGAGTCTGGAGCTTCAAATAGAACCATGACTGGCCATCTTTAAGCGCATCCCTGAAAAACGCCTCAAACACCTGTGCCAGAGCATCAGTTTTAAAAATCCATTTAACCGATGCCTGGGTGGGTGTTGAGGTATATCGCCTTCGTTGTTGAGCGCGACCGGATGTCATCTCCGTTCGCAGTAAAGGTGATATGGGCTTAAACCCGTACCCGTCCATAAGCGGCATGGGCAGGTATTCATCCGGGTAGAAAATATCTGCCATGAATATTCCCTCCGGGCAGGTCTATCTTGGTTTTTTGGATTGGAGATTTGAATAAATAGCCCGACCGAATTTCTTCTGGGGGTTATTTACTTCGGCGGTTAAGGTGTTAACTATCCGCTGTTCCAGAGCGTCATTCCTTCGCTCAATTGCCTGCATCGTTATGTCATCCGGTTTACCGGTGAACGTACTTCTGGCATCTACGCTGACAGCAATTCGTGGCTGAGCCTGGATCTGCTTCGCAGCGTTCTGTACCGCCGGCGATTCCCGCCCTACAGCTTTAACCCCCAGCGAACCATCAGCGCCACGGGTAAGGGGCATGATGGCTTCGGGCCCGGCCTCGCCGAATACACCTGCCCCTTTCGCAAACGCAAAATATTGGGGAGTGCTGTAAACACCATTGCTGTAGGCAGAAAGTGACGGAGAATCGTAAACGCCTCCGAGAGCGTTAAATGAAAAATTAGCTCCCGCGCTTTGAATAGCGGTACCACTACTTGCCGCACCGCTGGCACCGCCAAAAAGACTACCGAACAACCCACCCGCTCCGCCGCCAAATGACGCCATAATTGCTTTGGTGATTAACGCCTGTGTTGCCATCTGGATCAGCGTCTTAATCACCGTTTCGCCCAGGGAAGAGAAAATATTAGACATCCCATCTTTAAAAGAAGCAGCGCCTGTCAGGACGTTTGTCAGGTTGTTAGAGATAGAGTTTGTGGTGGCATCCAGAATCTCGCTGGTTGCAGTGGCAGCCATTGAACTCAGATCAGAAGCCTGATCGGCATAGTTCATCAGGGAATCGCTGATTCCCGCGCGCCAGTCTGACTGCTGTTCATCGGTTTTTTTGTAATACTCCTCCTGAATATCCAGGCGTTCGGCAAGCGCTGTTTTAAGCGCTTCCGTTTGCTTTTTATACAGGTCTTCGGAAATCTGCCCACGACTGAAATCACGCTGTAAGTCACGCTGCTGCCTGAGAAAATCAGCACGAATATCCGCCATTTCCTTCATTCGGTCACGGGCTTTATCCCCCTGTCCCGCGCCGAGGAAATCGATATTCCCCCTTTCCCGGGCGGCAGCATTACTGTCGGCCAGACCTTCGCGGAATGTTTTTAACTGTTCAGCGATATTTTTCTGATCAATAAGCGCCGCATTGTGCAGCAACGTTTCCTTTTTGGATTTTTCAAGCGAAGATAATTCCCCCTGAGTAACCTGATATTTCATCTTTGCCAGTTCAGTGTTTTGGCTGGAAAGAGCAATTTGCTCCCGTTGCTGTTTAATCAGCCGGGTATAGGTATCTTCGGTTTTCTCCGCCTCGGTTTTCCCATGCCTTCCTTTTGGCTTGGGTTTATTTTCCTGGTTGTTTCTCCATTCATTCAGGCCGTTATTAATCAACTCCTGCCGTCCTGTCTGAAACTGTGGGTCGTTAGTTAACCCCAGGTCATCCGCAGCATAACCCAGTCGTGCGCGCTCTTTGTCCTCACCTTTGAGTTTTGAAAGCGCCAGATCACGACGGCTTTTTTCAAGTGCAGCCGTTTGCTGGGTTGTCAGATCCACCTGTGGTAAGCGTAGTGGTGCGTTTACCAGCCCCTGCCGGGCCATGAGGAGATTATTTCCGAGACCCAGCAAACGGTTAAATTCAGTATGCTCACCGTTCATCATTAATAACGATTGATATGCTGAATTCTGTTCTGCGGCCTGCTGCCGGATTAATGCTATTCGCCTGTTCTCTATCCCTTCCAGTACCGACTGGATCGACTCAGACTTAGCCTGCATCTGAGTCAGCCTCTCCTGTTCAACGGCCAGAGCGGAAGTCGCTTCTTCCAGACTACGGGTGACCGTTTCAACCGAAGTAAGGTGGTTTATCATGAAACCGCCACTGGTTGTCGGCCCTGGGTTGGACAGAACATACTGATAACCCGCGATCTCTTCCTTCAGGCTTTTTACTTTTGATGCCTGTGCATCAACAAGACGGTTTTGCTCCTCCAGCGCCTGACGGGTTTTGGTCTCATTATCAGAAACTTCGGGCAGGGACATTGATTTTGTCTTTTCACGGACTGCATCAATGGTGTTTGCATATTCCTGAGCGGATAATCTGGCCTGTTCCTGATTCTGGTACATCGTGTACCAGGCACCTGCACCAAGCAAAACCAGCCCTGGAATACCGCCAACGAGGCTTAATGCTCCCCCCATGAGCCGGGAACCTACAGCAGTAACCGAGTTCAGCGCAGTCTGAGCGGATACTCTGGCCTGAATATTACGGTTAAGTGACTCCTGCGCCAGTGAGAGCCGTTTTTCTGCGGCGGCCTGCGCGTCTGTACCCCGAGCCGCTGCCAGTGCCTGCTGGGCACGATAAACTGCAGCACGCGCGCGAGCTGTCGAAACCTGCGTCCCTCTGACCTGGGCTTCAGCTAAAGCTACTTCGCTTTTTGCGGCGTTAATAATCCCAGCCGTTGCAGAGCTGGCACCAAGAGCCATATTTCCCAAATATCGGGCTGCACCAACGGCAACAAGCGCTCCGGCAGCAGTGGCGACCTGATCAATATTGTTGGCTACACCATCAAGTAATCCGGTCAGGGTATTTGTCGCGCCACTAGCTTCATTAGCTCCACCGACCCATTGCATAAAAGCGTTTTCAACTTTTGTTGCCGACGATGAAACAGTCTGCGGCAATTCACCATATTCATTCCGTAGCTTACCAAGCTGGCTGATGAGGGCGGGCACTACTTTATCAATGGTTAACTGCCCCTGATCCGCCATAGATTTAAGATCTTTACGCGCAACCCCCATCCCTGCCGCAAGCGCCCGTATAACCCTGTCGCCGCTCTCGTTGACGGCATTGAATTCTTCGCCTCTCAGTACGCCCTGTGCCAGAGCCTGGCTAAACTGAGTGATGACCGAACTGGACTCCTGAGCATTCGCGCCAGAAAGTTTTAAACCAGTAGAAATAGCCTCAGTAATATCCAGCACCTGGCTGGAGCTGTAACCATATTCCCGCATTGAGGCTGCTGAACGGGAAAATAAATTAGCGTTGTCAGAAAAAGATGTGCCCGTTTTCTGGCTGATATCCATCAGCTGTTTTTGAGAGCTGGTAAAATCATCAGTTGATTGAGATGCCTGTTTTAGGCGGGCGTTTACTGAATTCCATTCATCAGCCAGGGATATCAAATGCCCCGTAGCAAAAGCACCAGCAAATGCCCCAGTCAATCCAAGTGCGGTAGCCTTTGCTGACTCCATCTGGTCAGTTAGCTCAGCAACAGAACGGCGAGTTTCCCGAACTGAAGCCGCAGCCTGCCTGCCGCCATTCTGCATTGTCTTGGCTTTGTTGAATAAATCAGATTTCGGGTAAGTCTCCCCCGTAGCGGGTTGTGTTTTCAGGCAATACGCACGCTTTCAGGCATACCTGCTTTCGTCATTTTGTTCAGCGCTCGTACCAGGGCCATAGCCTCCGCAACCTGACCATCGTAGTCACGCAGCGTCAGTGAACCCCCGAACAGCTGTTTTACCCGGTACATCGCCGTTTCCGCTATCGAGCGACGGTTGTAATCTGTTGTCCATTTCCACCGCGCATTACTCCCGGTCATTCGCTGATTAGCCACTGCACGGTTACGGTCTGCATATTCACCGGGCCAGTAACCCGCACCTTTTCGGGGTGGGATAAGCGCGCTGATTTTCTTACGCCGCAGTTCATCGTGACAGAGCCGGGTGTCGTAAGCGCCGTCTGCCGATGCTGCCCTGATTTTTCTGTGAGTCTGCCGGATAAGACCCGGGAAGGCTTCTGAGTCCGTCACATTGTTCAGCGACAGGTCAGCGCAGATGATTTCATGTGTTTTACTGTCAACGGCGAGATGCAGCTTACGCCAGATACGGCGGCGTTCCTGGCCATGCTTTTTGACTTTCCACTCGCCTTCACCGAAGACCTTCAGCCCGGTGGAATCAATTACCAGGTGTGCGATTTCACCCCGGGTGGGCGTTTTGAAACTGACATTAACCGACTTTGCCCGCCTGCTGACACAGCTGTAATCCGGGCAGCGTAGCGGAACGTTCATCAGAGAAAAAATGGAATCAATAAAGCCCTGCGCAGCGCGCAGGGTCAGCCTGAATACGCGTTTAATGACCAGCACAGTCGTGATGGCAAGGTCAGAATAGCGCTGAGGTCTGCCTCGTGAAGAAGGTGTTGCTGACTCATACCAGGCCTGAATAGCTTCATCATCCAGCCAGAAAGTTATGGAGCCACGGTTGATGAGGGCTTTATTGTAGGTGGGCCAGTTGGTGATTTTGAACTTTTGCTTTGCCACGGAACGGTCTGCGTTGTCGGGAAGATACGTGATCTGATCCTTCAACTCAGCAAAAGTTCGATTTATTCAACAAAGCCCATTGTCTTATAATAATCAGCCCCCATACGTGACGCGCGGGCTATCTCGGTCTGGAATGACTGAGAGTTAGCAGAAACTTTAATGATAAGTTCACGCAGGGTTGCCATTTCATTTCCTCAGAAACAAAAAGCCCCACATTGTGGGGCTTTTTTATGATTTCAATATTATTAAATTAAACCAGCTTTTTTCCTTGCTTCTTCCACATAATCTTTTTCTGGTTCCTCTTTTTTATGAGCAAGTGCAATCAGAAGATCAATTTGAGCACTTTGCTTTTCAGAGATTTCTTTAAGCATAGCGATCTGATCATTAGCTCTTACGCTTCCTCTGTTCAGGAAATACCAGATAACAAGATCAATAAGGCGAGCAAAAACAAATAATAATATCCAGCCAGTAGTAGTCATTTAAAGCACTCCGTGTGTCAAAAAAAACAACATAACACCTGTTATGAGTGGCATCCACACGAATTATTACTGGCTATGCTGACGCAGCCAGCAGCGCCGCTTCCAGCCCTGCAAAGGGATCGCCGCCGTCGTTTACCTCAATCTCTTCTGTGCTCCACTGAAGCTGAGCATCTTCAATGGTGACTTTACCGCCCTGCGCTCCGTAAACCGCAGATACCAGCTGAGCATTGAGGATATCGCCGCGAATATCGCCGATTGGGCTGATACGGTCGTACTCAGCCCACATCCTGAATTCGCCAACCGTCATTGTTTGTCGCAGTTCGCCCAGCGTGCGGCCCATCCGGAGCGCCAGCGCCATCAGGAACTGCATGCCAGGCATTTTTACTTTGCTTTAGCATCATCCGCGTCACGAATGAGATCAAGTGCCTGCTTCAACAGCCGGGAATGCACAGGGCCATAGATCGCTTCAACCTGTTCGGTGTCATCGACAGTAAAGACGGGATGCAGGTCGGTATCCAGCAAAATATCGATGAAAAGCGTGACGTCGGCCCGCATCGTGCGGAAGGCTCGTTCTGAAGGGGTCAGTTCTGGTGCCTCCTGGGGCTCCTGCCCTTCCGGTAGTTTGGGTGGTTCCGGGCTGGCAATGCCCTGCCAGCGAATCCAGGCTTCTGCTGATGGCTCACGAATGATGACTTTGGCGTTATCCCACTCCGGAACGGAGACTTCTTTTTTACGAAAGCCCGCCATCGGTGCCAGTGCCAGTGCTTTAAGACACGGTTTTGACATTAATTTTATCGCCGGTCTCCCGGCGCTCCGTTAATTGATGGTGACGGTGCAATCAGAAGAAGTGATCACAGTGCCATCGGCATCAGTAACCACGCAGGAATAAACCCCGGCATCACCGGATACAGCGCTGGCTTTCGTAAACGTTGCGCTGGTCTGGCCGCTGACCGTCGAGGTGCCCTTTTTCCAGGCGCAGGTATAAGGTGCCGTACCGCCCTGGACGACCACGCCCATGGTCAGGGCGCTTCCTGCCGCGACCGTTTGGGACGCCGGAAGGTCAGTAGCAAAGGACAGGACTCCTGGGGCGTTAATATTGGTGGGTTTACCTTTCAGACGCAGCGAGAACGTTGCAGCAACCACGCCATTGGTTTGAGAATCCCAGGTGTGCTGTCGTACCTCAGCGCGCATCAGGAATCCATTACCAGACGGGAAAATAACCTTAAACCCATAAACCCCGTCGTTATCATATGCGGCACGAAGTGCATCCTGCGCCGGGTTGCGGTAGAAGTTACCGGAAAGTGACATTTCAGACGGAGCAGGAAGGCCGTTGATATTTTCCGTTTCATCCGAACAGAGCGTTGTCACGTCAATATCGTTTTTCTGACCAGCGGTAAAGCTTGCCTGTTTGATAGTGCAACTCAGGTTTAACCAGGTTGCGGTATCCAGCTCTGCCTCGGTGACCGGCACAGAGGTAATCATTACTACCGTTTTTTGGGCACGTTCAAATAGTGCTGACATCGCAGCCTCCATAAATGAAAAAACCGCCAGCGGCGGTCGGATTGGATTGGTTTTTGTCAGGCAATGACCGTTATTTCGAGGGTTGCCCGATGAAGATGGGTTGTCGTGTCGTAGCCAGGAATTTTTGTCACCTCGACAGGTGAAAGAACCTGCAGGCGAGCCAGGGCGTCCAGGCGTAACGCTCTGGCTTCGTCATTCGTTTCAGCCCATACATCAACCTGAATGCGCAGTGTCGACTCTGCCTGGCCGCAGAAAACATCCCCGGCAACATCAGTCGGTATCGAGAAAATGACATAGGGAGTGGAAACTGCAGGAAGTCCGTCGCTGCCTAGCGGCACCACATACGGATAAACCCGCCCGTCAGCCAGCGACGACAGCAGGTCATAGAGATCATCCTCTGTCATTTTGATAACACCTCATTGATAGCCTGATTCATCCGCTGCATCGCCACCTGCGTAGCTTCTTCCATGCGGGTATCAAAAGCAGGGCGAACAAACGGATGTGCTGGCGCAGTAGATGTTCCCATCTCCACGAAGCGCCAGTAAAACGCATTCCGCTTGTTGCTGGCCTTCATTGTATTGTCGCTGTTCCCCGTTCGCGGGTTAACGCCACGAATATGCACCCCAGATGAAATTTCACCGCGACGGCGACTTTTCTGGGTGACGACAACAACGTTTTTCTTCAGTTTTCCGGATTTCTCAGGAGCGCGATCAATCACCTCCTCGCGGAGCAATTCGGCACCAGCACGGGTCGACTCCCGGAGAACTTTATTATTTTCGGCCTTGCTGAGCGTTTGCAGATCGCGGGCAATATCCTGCAACCCGGAAAAATCCAGATTCACATCAATCATTTTTCGGTCCCCTGTTTGCAGAGAATTTCCAGCCGGGTACCTTTGATATCCGGAACCGGAGGGCCGGTAACGTTAAGAACGGCACCTTTAAACGGGCCGGTGCGTACTTTCAGGCGGGAAGAAGCTGAGATATCTGTACGAAAACGCACCCAGACTCGAATGGTGGCATCGGCACGCTCAGCGCCAGCGGCTAAAAGTTCACGACCGCTTATACCCTTGACCTCGACCCAGATGGTTTTCCCATCTTCCCATTTTTCAACCGGCTGACCTGAAGGCGTTCTGGAGGTTGTGAAGTTTTGAATGGTGACCCGGTGCCGTAATCGCCCTGCCTGCATAAGTCCTCCTAGAGCGGAATATAGCGGTACGGCTCTATCAGCGATGTAAAGCCAAATGGGATGCTGGTTTTTGCTGCGTCTGACGACTCTTCTCTGTTTTCATACCAGTGCCCGACAAGCAGCATCAGCGCCAGGAGGATGTCGTCAGCAATCACCAGCCCGTCAGGATCAGTTTCCGGCACTTCTTCTTCATAAAGATGGCGGTTGATGAAGTTCTCCGCCTTTCGGCGCGCGGCACCATAATAGAGCGTAAGCACCTCATCTTCCGTGGTGTCGTCGATATCGATCCGACACTGCGCCCGCAACATCTCAATCGTTGTGCTCATGTGTTTTCCCTGGCCCGCAGCGAACTGCGGGCATAAAAAAACCGCCGGAGCGGTGGAGGTTGAAGCTGATTATTGCCTTAGCCGCCAGATGCCGGTTTGCCCACCAGCGCCTTAATCGCCCCAGTATCTTCAAGCACACAGTCGAAGCGATGAAAGGCCAGGAAGCCAGTCTGATCATACTCTGCGTAACGCTCAACCAGCCGTTTCAACGTCATGTAAGTGACACGACGAACGATAAAGCGGTTAAAATCGCCGAAGTAGGCAAATTTGGCACCAGCCGCGATATCAGGAATAGCCTGGTCAACGACATACGGCACCTGCAGAACAGTAGCAGGTGCGCCACCGATAATGTTCGGTAACCAGAGCGGGCGGCCCTGTCCATCCTCCATTTCCTCCACCAGCTGCAACGTTGCATCGTTAAAGGCCCAGCGCACCTTTGGACCGTTACGATATGCCGGGTCGACAGAGTGCTTCAGTGCGTTCAGCTCTTTCCAGGTAAAGGTGGTCGCTGCTGCGGTATTTTTGGTGCCAGTTACCGACGCTGCCAGCCCTTTAGGCTGCAGCGGGGTGCCGGTGCCGGTCCCTAATACCAGATACTTCGCTTCACCACGTCCGATACGAGTGGCGATACGCGCAGCCAGGAACGCTTCGATATCTACGCCGCTGTCCTGGAGCAGTTCATTGGATACGCGAATGATTTTAGAGGACAGTTTTTTAGCCCCCAGCGTTGCACCGCCGAAAGACACGTCTTCTTCACTGGTTTCAGTGTTTTCGCCCAGCAGTTCACCTTCTTCAGTGGTACCGTCAGAGGTTGCCCAGTCAATGTCCTGGCCGTTGGCGGTATTCAGAATCTGCGCCACACTGGCAATTCCACCGTAATCTTTCAGTGCTTCGACGATCTTATTGCGGAACTGGGTTGGTACGGTGTACCCCCCTTTTTCATCCGGCGTCGTGCCCTGAGCACGCAGCTCCTTTAAAGCCTGGCGTTCTTCAGCGCTCATCTCGCCAAGACCACGGCGCAAAAACGCATTAAACGCCGCAGCACGACGTTCGTTAGCCTGTGCTTCCGGGTTTGCTGGATCACGATTCTGCTGCTGGCGCTGTTCCGGCTCGTTTTCGTGGATATAGTCCTGATCCTGGCGGCGTAGTTCCTCTTCGCGTGCAATACGCTCATCAAGGGCGTCAAGCTCCGATTTTGCAGCGTTCCACTGAGTACGCTGTTCATCGGTCCAGGGGGTATCACCAATTTGGTCATGCAGGGCACGCATATCTTTGGCGATGGTGTTACGTTTTTGCTTCATTTCATGCAGTTTCATGATTTTTCCTTACGCGTTAAGAAGGGTCAGCAGGCGCTCACGCGCCATTCGTTGATTAATGGCGTTCTTTAGCGCACCGCTGTCGCGCGCCTCCTGCCAGGCTTTCATCGATCGGACGCCGGAGTCGGCCTCCTGATATGCGGGATAAGTCACCGGACTGACATCAAACAGCCGGGAAAACTTCGATATTTCACGAATAACGATCCCTTCATCGTCCTGGTACCAATTTTCACCGTCATGGGATACCCGGAAGGCAAAAGATGACTGGTTAATGTCACCGCGCATCATCGGCGCCAGCACCAGATCGCGGATAGTTTGCGTATCCGGCGCTGTAATGTCGTAACGCAGGCCGCGCTCATCGACAGACAGGGATAGCGTCCCGGCAGCGCTCCGTCCGAGAATAAAGTTGGGGTCATGGTTAAACAGCCCGCGGACATCATCATTCAGCACATCGTCAAATGCTCCGGGCTTGATGATTTCACGGAATCCCCACAGGGGTTCAGAACGGCTGTTGAACACCGAGCCATAGCCCAGAATGCGGGTAGGTTCATCGGTGCGTTGCTCGGCTCTGACCTCCCCGCTGTAACAGCGCGTTTCACGGTCATTCATTGGGCTTTTCCTCGTCGGTTTTAGGTGCCTTAAAATCGTCTGCGGGGTTCGCGGCGTTAACGCTCACCAGCATTTCATCCAGGCCATCTACCGGATTCATGTCTTCGAAGGCTCGCGCTTCATTGCGGCTCATCCAGCCATCAGTGATCGCAAAGTGGTAGAACTGGGCACGTTCCTGCGGGGTCCCGCGTAGCAGGCCTGTCAGGTTAAACCTGACGTAATATCCGGCAGCCAGTTCAGCACGGGTGAACAGGCGGCGATTGAGTTCCTGTTCCCAGTTCGTTACCCACGGCATGATCGTGTATCGGACAAACTGAATGGCCTGCTGCGTAATATTTGAGAAAGTGGCTTTTTCGAGATCGTTAATCATGTGCGCCGGTACATTAAATATCCCGGCAATCATCGACCGGTTCAGCTTCGACATATCAATGATCTGGGCATCAACCGGGGAAACGGTGAGCGCTTTGTAATCCAGCTCTGCCGGGAGAAGCATTGTTTTATTCTCCTGGCTGCGCAAAGCAGCTGTAGCTTTTTGCCACATGCTTTTTAAACGCCCCCAGCTTTCTTCATTCAGCTGGTTTTTCACCGAAATAATGCCAGCGGGTCGCGCATTACCGTTGAAGAATGAACTAGTATAAGCCTGCCCGCTCATCCCCATGCCTATCGTCTCGGCATGCTGCATAATTGGGCTAAGCCCCATTTTCTGGTTGTTACCCAGCGCCCGGATATGCACCATATCGTCGGGATTGACGGCAAACGCCCCCTCTTCGTTGTAAACGCCATAGGTATACCGACCACCCGTGTTAAGCAGTGTCGTTTCCCAGGGCATGCAGCATTCCAGCCCGGAAACTTCACCACGACGGGAACGCTTCACCCAGGTGTAACCATTCCCCCAGCCCAAAATATGACGCTGTTTTAACTCACGCCACTTATAGCTGGTCTGCCACATATTCGGCTCATCGTGAACCAGGTAAAACACAGGGTGATCGCGGGCAGCTTCAACCTTGTTATTGGTTTTCCGCATAACATGCAGCGGCATCTGAGCGATATTCGAAGAGATAACGTAAATACAGGCATACACCGCAGCCAGCTTCATCGCCGTTTGCGGGCTGACAAATACGTCTCGGGCAAACACGTTATCGGTTTCAGCCGATTCACTCGTGATCGGTGTGGCCGGATTTTCCAGTGGTTCACTGCGAAAAAGAGCATCAAGCAGCATTATTCCCCCTCATTGCCGCTAACAGCGCATAAATGAGTAGCAGGGTTCCCGACATCATCAGAGACATCGCCAGACCGAACTGGAGATACACGCCTGCAGCAAGCGAACCGAACCCGGTAAGCCCGATAACATCAGTGATTAGAGTTTTCATAGAAGTAAAAGGTCTTCGTCAGGATCGATAGTGGACAGGAAGTCAACTTCACCACCACCGTTAACAAGCAAGCGACTCATCGCAATAAACATCGCGACAGGACCGTCAATTTTGTTTTCAGGCGTGGCCTTGTTGGGGAAAATATTCTCGTTTTTGTCTGGTTTGACAGTGACGTTTGACATCATCCATGTCATCACTGGATTGCCATCGTGATGAAAACGCCCGGCGTAAATTTTCGCCTCGACTTCCTTCATTGCTTCAGAAAGGTTTTTAACCGTCTGAGGGACTTCAACAATTGGTACACCTTCAGCTGCTACCGACAAAGCAAACTGAGTGGCACTCCACGGGTCGTATGCAAACTCGTTCAGCGAGTCACCTCGCGCCCATTCGATCGTTTCCTCTTTAATTACTGCATGGTCAACGACATCGCCATCGGTAAACTGAAGAAATCCAGCGAGATTCCATTTTCTGTAAAGGTCCGCCTGCTGCTTGGAACAGGCTTCCAGCCGACCTTCAGGTATCCAGAATCTGGAGCGGACATAAACATCGCCATTTGGAGCAAGCCAGACTTTAACTGCAGCTGAAATATCAATTTTGTTGGAAAGGTCAACGCCGAGCCACATTGACCAGTTGGCTGAAGTGGAGTCGTCCCAGTCGTCACGGCATTTTTCCCAGCGCGCCATATCCATCCATGCTTTTTCACCCTGCACCCAGATATTGAGATGCTTGGTAAAAAAACCGACACGCGCCGCCACCTGCTCTTTCGCCTTTTTAGCCAGACGGCGCATATCGTCCCAACGCTTACATATCCCCAGGCCGGGATTTGCTTTCGGCCAGTTTGCCTCGTCGAAAGGATCGTCCCCCTCATCCAGGGTATAAATCAGCGCAAAATAGCTGTCATCCTTAATTGAAAGTGGGTCAGGGTTATCAAAGTTCTTCAGAACCTTGATTGCATAATCACGTTGCTCGTAGCAGATACCTTCTTTATTAAAACCCGCAGTAGTGATTGCAAAAATAAGGGACTGCAGGCGCGCCCCGGTCGCTGTTTCCAGAACTTCCCAGACGTCACGGGTTTTATGCGCATGGAGCTCATCAACAATCCCGCAGTGAATATTCAGACCGTCGAGGTTGTTCGCATCACTGGCTACAGGTTCAAACTTAGAGCCTGTCCGCTCCTGGTGAATATTCAGCTTATTGCTGCCAAATAACCGCCCCAGAGTTTTCGGGGCCAGCTTAATCATGCGTTTGGCATCATCAAACACAATGCGGGCCTGATCCCGGGTGGTTGCAGCGGAATAAACCTCAGCGCCGCCCTCACCATCAGCGCCAGCCATATAAAGGCCGATTCCAGATGAAAGCGTTGATTTTGCATTCTTACGGGCTACTTCGTCATAAGCGGTACGAAACCGTCGTACAAACATGGGTTCGCCGTCGTCATCCAGAACTCCTTCACACGTAATTTCATCTATCAGCGGGACGACAAACCCAAAAAGATTTATCAGGATAAAAACGTGCCAGTCCATCAGCTCGATCGGCTTGCCGGTCAAATGCCCCTTCACGTGGGGAACAAAGTTATAGAAATCGAGAACGTGCTGGGCGCGGCCTTCATCAAAATAAACACCGCGCTCCGGGCCGTGCTCTAAATCATGAAAGAACCGCTGGCACGCAAGACGCACCAGTTCGCCAGCAACGATATCGCCAGATACCACGCGCTCGGCGTAGCGGAATCCATCTGCAACGGTTGCCATTCATCATTTGCGCTTTTTAAGAAATTCTTCCAGTGGGTCGGCTTCTGCCGGGCCTTTTGCACCAACCTTTGATCGGCTGGCAGGTGTCATGCCGAATTCGCTCAGCATCGCTCTGATCCGTTTCCACGCGTCAGCCTTCATGACTGCTGCAGGGTGCGGTTTGATCATTCTGATTTCCCGCTCCCCTCCTTCGTCTGAATCATCTTCGCTGTAGACGGCATAGGTGTAACCTTCACGATCAAGCGTGTCGCAGTGATGCCGGTATTCAACATAGGCTTCTATCAACAACTCCAGCGCTTTAGCATCCAGCGTGGTCAACACGCCGACGGCATCAAGTTCCTCACCAATACGCTTGAACCAGTACTTACCCTGTTTATCGAAATGTTTCGGTATTGGGGGGACCCCCGACGGGGGTTTTGGCTCGTTCTTATTGATCGGGCGCTTGGATGGGTTCCCCTTCACTAAAGCCAAATGTGTCGGGGTTTTCGGTGGTCCAGGCATAATCGAAAACTCCTATTAATCATTGGATGGGGGACCCCAAAAAAAGTTTTCTAACCTGCGGCGGTGTGAAAAAAGGTTGGGCGGCGGTCCTTTGGGCGGTCGCCCGTAGGGATTTGATCCCCCCGGCCTATTTGACATTCATTCTCACTTGCAACATTTAATTTCATTCAAATCATTTCAAATGCAACTAATCGAGATGGAAGTCATCATTCAGGGTACGCCGACGCCCGGCGGTCGCATTGCGCGGGCAGGCGCTGGAGTTGTGCCCTGACTGACCGCAGTAGCCGCAGCGCAGGTTTGCACGTCGCGATGAACCACCCCATGTTTTAGGGCAATTTGCGACAGTGTGCATCTTTGAACCGCAATAGGTGCAGCGCGTGTAACTCATCGCGTTCTCTCCGTGGCGGTCTTGTGACGGTGGCAGGGCCAGCACAGGCTTTCGAGGTTCGAATCGTCATCGGTCCCCCCATGTGCCTTGGCCTTGATGTGGTCAACCGTCTTTGCTGCGACAGCTCGCCCGCTGCGAAGGCAGTTCTGGCATAAATGGTTATCGCGTTTCAGGATGCGCGCACGCCTGATATCCCACTGGCTACCGTAGCCACGCTCGTGGCGACTCTTTCCCTGTTGATGCTGTTGCCAGCCTTCATTGCGGTGCTTCTCGCAGAAGCCTGAGCGGTCTGTGGTAGTTCCAGGGCATCCACGCTTACGGCACGCACGAGGTATTAAAGTTGGCATGCTTAATCTCACTAATTTGGTGTGTTTCACTTTCTATCCATGATGTTCACGACATAATGATCAGGCCACAATATTGTGGTCATACCTATGGGGGTTTCCATGCCATTAAAACCAGGACAAAACAGTGGTAACGATGGTGGTGTTTATCGTGAACAAGGTCCGAGAGGAGGAAAGACAGATAACTTTACTACGATTCCTGACAACAGGACTGCACCACCTACCTCCAAGCCAGGAGGATCTTGGGTCCCCGTAAAAAGAACCCCAGATAGTAAAAGATAAGTATCAAAGCCGGTATATACCGGCTTTTTGCTGCTGCGGACTCAAAGTGATTTTTTTTTGGAGCAATTCGCGGATACCGATCTATTGTGCGCCAGAATGTCGCGCTTCGTCTGCTTATCCAGCACATCGATATCGTGGTCAGTCAGGTAGATGATCCGCACCCAGCTGCAGGCTGTATCAACGACTACCGGGGCGGGTAAACTTTTCGCGCAGCTCCCGATCAACATCGTCATCAGGCATATGGCTAACGGTTTGCTGTACATCGCTTGCCTCTTTCGTGACTTCGGCCTTACGTTCTGCTGCGGCGACGGCAGCGGTGGCATTCTCTTCGGTACGCTGCTGATCGGCTTTGGCTTCTGCCTTACTGGTCCCGCGAGCGTGGCCAATACCGAACGCGCCAGCGATAACCGCCAGCAAAGCAGTTGCCAGACCAATAATCATTTCAATGCCCATAGTGACCTCATGCCAGTACAGATTTAGCCAGGTTAAACAGCGCTCGGCGTTTATCCAGACCGTTTCGACCACCGTTAATAAGCAGCGTTACACGCCCCACGTCGCCGGAATGAAGCAGGCAACCGTGGGAAACATAAAACCATGCGGCTGAACGCGCTGCGTAATCATCTCGCTCCAGCAGCTCAGGCTGGGTGACAAGTTCAAGCTTCAGCGCCAGTCCGCAGCTGCGATAGTTGCTCAGGCCCGTGACTTGTTTCAGACCGCGACCGCGATATTTCCAGCCATCACCGGCAACCTGATTACCGAGATTCTTTTTTCCCCACTCGCCCCCATACACCAGATTCGCGATTGCTCGCTGATTAGCTGGTTGTGTTGCCGTTCTGCCGAGTGCTGCGGCCTGCTGGGCGGTGATACGGTGTTTACCGAACGTACGCACAAGGCTATCTGCTGAATAGTTCAGATTTTCCACCAGTCGGGTAAAGCCTCCGGACTCATGTCCCATCTGGGCAATGAACATTGCCTGATCGAGTGGAGCAGTGATGCCAAACTCTTTCATCGCGGCTGTAATATGCGGAAACCAGCGCGCAGCTAACCCGGCGCTAATACCAGCCGCCTTCTGGAATTGTGTTTGATTCATTAGTGCCTCAGTGCATCAACCAGACGCGCTATATTCCCCCTGAACCAGAGAACCGCGCCGCAGATAAGAATGTTTGCCAGTACCACCAGCCAGTGGGATGACTCGTACAAGCCAAACAGGAAACGGAAAGGGATGCTGGCATAAACCAGCACAGTGAAGTAAGCCATCAGCGATATCATGGGGCGGTGTCTTGACCCGTCGCGCCGGTAGAACATCAACGCCCCAACAATTACAGCGCATATCACCGCATTGACGATTGCGCTCGGATCACTTGTTACCATTGCTTGTCCCTCCTCCACGTAAGCGAGAGAGAATCCCAAACAGGCTACCCAGATCCTGACTGTTAACGAACGTCAGCAATTTAATGGCTATGGCTGCAACGATTACAGCACCGAGTGCATCAAGCGGCCTGTCACTGTACCCCGTCCACTTTGAGAAGTAAGACCCCAGCAGAGGAGCACCAATCACACCGAAGATAAATGAAGTTATGAAGTAGCCCACCAGCTTTAGGCGGCTGATATTTACCGCCGTAGCGACATAGAACACCGCCCCAGCGAACGCGCCAAATACCACGCCATAATCAATGCCAGTTGCAAGGCCGAACATACTGGCCCCCATCAGCCCGCCAGCAGCTACCGTTGTGCCAGAAACAGGATCGGACATTTAGCCCCCTCTTATTGCTGTGAGTCCTCTCAGAATTGAGGGGAAAAAGAAAAGGCCGCGCATAAGCGCAGCCTCAAATGATTTGTTCCTCAACTTGCCGAGGAGACTTATTCACGGCGAAAAAAAAGCCCGCTCTAACGGGCGGGCAGAAAGGTAGGTAGTTCTGATTCTGTACCGGATCGAGGCGCACCTAATAGTCCGAGCAACCGATTTACCAGGAGAGCGCTCGTTTTCCGTTACTACCTTTTAAACATAGCTGGAGAAGCCGAAACGGCAACCCCACTACCAAATAGCTTATGTAGCATTGCATTATGGTGCCGGGTGCCTCCCGGTGAGCATGTCCCAGTCGACATGGCCCGCGCTGCATTTACAGATCACTGTAAGTGACTGGTCGCCCCTCCGCATAGGGGGATTCACCACGCGCATACATTAGCTATGCAACATTCACTTAGTCAACATGCTGCGATACCAGTGCGCTAACTTCTTCCTTAAGATTCAATAATCAGTCGGATTATGCATAATCAATGCATGAAATATAATTTCAATAACAACAATAAAAAATCATCTAAAATTATAAATTTACCAAAACTATTGATTAGGATTTTTCTTACCCTCACCATAGAATACTCCCCACAAAAATGTCCACATACGTTTCAAGGGCTTACACCTGCATGGCAAATTTACTCATTTTAGCACTGGCGGTAGTTCTTTTTATAGTCGCTGTACTTTCTTTCGTTTCTTACATCAAGGACAGGAAAAAGCTTAAAAATACTTTTAAGAAGCGGTATTGATCATGCGCTGATCTTTATCTTAAAGAGGCTGAGCCCGTCAGCCTCTTTTTATTCTGATTGGCCAGCACACCGCCAGCGCCCCGACGATAACCACCAGCAGAACCAGATCCATCAGCATGCCAGCCACCCGCCAGGCTACGAACAGTAGAACGACAAACAGCGCCCAGAAACACAGCCTGCGCAGCATGATTACTTACCGTTGGTGCCGAGTACCCGGCTCAGGTTTTTCAGCAGGACAGTCGAGGCCGTTTCCAGCATGTCATCACCGGCATCGGTATTGGCGACCACCAGCGTCTTAGTGCAGGGAACCTTCACCTTCGAATCACTCAGCCAGCCGGATTCGGTAACCGCCTTTTTCATCTCGTACACCGGCTTCCCGTTCGGCAATTTATCGTCAACGTGCCAGCCGTTCATATCGATCATCGTCAGGCCGCTGCCTTCCTGATTAACCGCCTCCAGAAACTTATTCGACCGGTCCGGCGCAGATACCCAAAGGAAGGCGTCATACTCGCCAGTGGTGACTTTCGCCAGCGAGCGCACACCGCCTTTGGCATAGGTCTCTACTTTGGCGTAATCCTTTTCCAGCCCCTGCAGATATTGCCAGGATGCATACGATCCGCTGGAGGGCTCACCGACCGCGATTTTCACACCTGCCTTTAAATCACCTTCATCGCTGACCTTGCCGCCCTTCTTCACCGCGACAAAAACGCATTCATCAGCCAGCTCGCCGATGATGTCCACCTTCTGCGCTTCGTTGCTGTGGCGGCTGCGCCAGAACTGGAAAGCATCAGCCTGAGTGAAACCGATCTGGGCGGTACCGCTGGCGACCTTGTCGAGATTGTCCAGAGAGCCTTTACTGGGGATCACCGTCGAGCTGTAACCATACTCGCTGAGTGCGCTGGCGAGATTAACGCCGTACACCGCGTTATAGGTCAGGCCCTGTTGACCCGTAGTGATAACGACATCCGCAGCCGAAGCGGCGTTACTCAGGCACAGCGAAGCGACCGCAATAGCGGCCATGATGACTTTTTTCATGTGACTATCCTTTTGAGGTGAGCCTTCGCCCGGAGTGGTCGCCCTGCAGAACAGTCACACGACCATTCCAAAGGCTCACCCCGAAAAGCTCTGCAGGTTTTATGCGCCGGGCGTGGCGCGGATAAAAAAAGGCCACGCAAGTTCGCAGCCAGTGAATGGTTGCAGCCCTATAGCAGCATATCTCTACATTTGGTATGGTCAGATCGCCAGAAGTAACCACATCAAACATGGAGAATTACATGAGTGAGTCTAATAAACCAATCAGTGAAAATAAGCCTCAGCCAACAACCCAAAATAAGTCGGATACCAAAGCGCCTCCACCTCCACCAAGGGATTTTTCGATGGGACGGACAATAACTGGTGATTCTGCCCCGACAATTGGTGATTCTCTCCAGAATCTCACAAGAAAAAATACACCAGTGCCGAAACGGTAATGGATAAAGCCGGAGTAAGGATTGATGCCAGCCTTACTCTGGTTAGTCTGGTTCTGAGTTGTATATTTGCTTCCTGAAGTTCGCTTGCCGTCTGACAAAGATTTTTCAATCTATAGCGTCTCATCACCGATAAAGCACTATCTCCACCGATATAACCATTGGCTCGCAGAGTCTCATAGTCACTCCCGGTTATGGTCTTGTACACCCTGGTATAGAGTACGTCAGGAGAGGTTGAAATTAATGCCCGCGTCTGAACGGATAACACCCTTAAAACCAAATAAACGGCGCATAACGTCCAGTACAGAGTAAAAATAGCCACGCCAGCATTTAAAAAATCAGGATGATCTTTTTGCGTCAGAAGGAGAAACGAGGAGCCAATGCCAACAATGAGGATGCTAAGCAGTTTATAGCCATTTTCTTTGTTCAGGGAATTCGACTGCGTGATCTCACGAATACAATCCTCTCCCTGCTTTTCCAGAAAATCCACGAGCTCATCATCAGCATCCAGAAAATAGTCATCGGGCAAATCTGACATTTCGACCTCACTCGCATCCTGAGATTTTTTTTTGATTTTACCTGAAGGCCCGCTAATGAGATACATCAGGCCCCTAGATGGAGGGATATGGCGGAAGATGGAGGAGTCGAACCCCTACCGTTACCAGCACCACCGGGTTCAAACCGGTTCGCCCACCACTGAGCGGCATCTTCCAGAAACGAAAAAACCCCGCCGAAGCAGGGTTTTGATGATTGGTTTCGTTCAGGCGCTATATGCCATGATTGAAAGCATACAGGACAACTTTATGCAAAGTCAACACTAACGTTCAAAAAATTGCAGCCATCTGTTTCGATCACATTAATAACTGGTAGCCTTCTCAAATTCTGCTGCGGCTTGTCTCTCTCCTTTGTGAAGCATATCCACCAGCCCCTCATAGAACGGTTTCCAGTTGCGTGACCACGAAGACTGATGGAGATCCGGGAGACGCTTCAGAATGGCGCGGTGTACCGTCGCAGAGGGTACAACAGAGAAGCCATTACCAGAGCAGCGTTCACATGTTTTGAAAACCGGTGCGCCAAATTCTTTGGTCGCTTTGCGATCTAACACCTCCCCTTTACCACCACACCTGCATCGCGCATGGATCACTTTCTTTCCTCCGCACACTCCACAGACCCTTTTCACCAGTTCATTTCTAATCTTTGGGGCCTTCACTTCGACACCGTCAGCATCGAAAATACCGGGGTGCTTAATTACATCTTCATGGCGGGAAATAAAGCCGGTACCGCTGCAGCTTTGACACGTTGCTCTGGTGGCCGCCGAACGTGAGTATTCCGCAAAGGCAAATTGCGCCAGCGTCAACATGCAGGCGCCGAGCTTGTCACCAGCGGCTTTGCGGACATTTTTAGGAGCGTTTTTGATGGCAAACTGCGCCAGCGCCTGAATTGCAAGCTGTTCGTCCGTTTTGCTGATACCAGCCTTTCCGAGGAAAGCGGCAAGGCCGAAGCGCGCACGACTGCTGGTGGTACCGATGGCCGCCATAACATCTGTTCCGGTCAGTCGATTTGGCGATGTGCTTTTCACGTCGTCGCTGATATGCATGCCCTGAGGGCTAAAATGCTTTAACGATGCTTCAAGTTTCATGCAGCCACCTTTTTGTAAAATACCTGCTCACGAACCTGATCACCATTCATGAGCATGTCGTTAAAATCACCGTTATCGGGCCAGCGGATGCTGACTTTTACCAGGTCGTTTTTCGCCAGCAGGTTTGCGTGGGCGCACTCGAACGCCGCGGCATGTCCAGTTGCAGAGTGCTTGTCCATGTCGGCAAAAATAATCAGATGCTTCACACCTGCCGGTACCCGGAATTTCTTCATGAACCCGCTGTTGATTACCGCCCAGGTATTGACGCCATAAACCTGATAACAGGAGAGTGCTGTTTCGATACCTTCGGCGATGCCGATCGTCGTTGATACCGGAAACATGCGAATGGCCACAGAGCGGGCGTGATCCAGATAGCTGTCCTCTTGAAGCGACTTAAGACGTTTGGCGCTATCAATATCTGCCTTCCTGTCGCCGTCCAGCAGCGTCTGGTGCAGGTAACAAAGCTCAGCTTTGTCATCGGTAGCCAGGGCATACAGCGCTTGATAAACGCGCCCCGCATGGCGTTGGCGGTCACAAAAACGGATGCCTTCTGCCGGCAGGCGGCTTATCCCACGTTGCAGAAGGTAACCAGCCGCGCTAGTACCCCGTAAATCGAGCAACTTTGAAAACTTACTAATGACTCGCTGGCGCTGCCGCGCCGCCGAACTGTTAGCAGGCACGTTGATGCGCTGATAGTTATTCCCGATGAGCTGGTCCACTTCTGCGCAGATGGCGGAAAAGCTTTTTGACTGGGTCAGGGTCAGCAGCTTCATGCCGTCGCCGCTACCACATACACAAATCCATGTACCCTGACCATCACGGTCATCTACGCGGTACTTCCCCCTCGCCTTACATACCGGACACTCGCCCTTGTAATGGTGCTTCCCGGTGATCGGCGGCAAGCCGTAATATTCAAAAATTTCAGACCATCGACCTTTTGCTGCTTCTGCCGTTTTCATATCACTGACTCGCGCTATTTATGTTTTTCTGGAATTTTCGTTTTGCTTCGATAATCAATTGCCCGTCGCTGCCCTCAGGAGGCTCATAGTTGATATTGGCGCTCGGAGGTGGAAATAGATCCTGGTCAGGTTTCTTCCCCATCTGCTGCAGACGTTCGCGGCGTTTAGCAAATTTGATAAGTTTGTGTTTGATGTGATTGCTGACCTCCGGTGTGATCTCCATTGGAAAGTCGCTTAAGCCGTTGGGCCATTCGCCGAATTTCTCCTGAAAGGTATGAGCACACCAGCCATCGCTGACAGGTTTCCCCTGCGCCGCACGATGACGCTGGTAAAACTTGATCTGACTCCACCAGGACTGTTTGTCGCTTTTGGTGTAAACCTTCTCGCCTTTACTCATTTTTTTGAGGTTGCGGGTGCTGTCGGTTTCTACGTCCTCACCGGCCAGCGGCTTAAAACCGCATTTCGGACAGATGTAGACGCCGGCGGGTTTCATGAAGTGGCATTCAGGGCATTCTTTCGGGAGTTTCTCTTCGCGTTCTTTGGCTGCCCGCGCTGCAGCCCCTTTCATGCCATCGTTTTTAGACGGTAGTTCGTCGTATTCAATGGCGTCAGGGAAGCCGAGGCGATGCACGGTACCACTGTGATCAAAAATCAGGCAGGCATCTTTCCCGGGGGCAGTTCGCAGTCCGCGGCCAATCGCCTGCAGCCAGCGGATTTCACTCTTTGTCGGCCGGGCGTAGATAATGCAGCGAACATCGCTATCAAAACCGGCTACCAAAACACCAACACTGACGATTATTTTTGTGGTGCCAGTCTCGAAGCGGTGAATCATCACCTGCCGTTCTTCGTGGGGGGTTTCTGCGACCATGACCTCAGCGTTAATACCCGCCTTGTTAAACTGCATGGTGACGAAATTGGCGTGATCCTTATCAACACAGAACGCTACCGTAGGAAGGTCTCGGCCATGTTTAAGCCAGTTTTCGACGATGTCGCCCACCAGGTCAGATCCGCACATAATCTCGGATAACTGCTTTTCGTTATAGTCGCTGCCATATTCTTCGGAGGTGGCTGACTTAACCCCTTTCAGGTCGGGCTTTGTCGGCGCATAGAACTCATACGGGCTGAGATCCCCGCGGAGGATCAGTTCACCGATGGTGGTGGGTTTTACAAGATTTTCGTAATACCTGCCGAGCCATGGGGAAAACGGTGTTCCCGAAAGACCTACCACCTTGATGCCGGAGTCCCGGATAACCTCCAGCAACGCGCGCTTCTTCATGTGGGCCTCATCGACAATAATCAGGTCGACGTTGTCCGGGAAGTCACGGCGGACCAGCGTATCGGCGCTGGCAATCTGAATAAGGCGCTGCGGATCGTAGTCGGGATGGTTGCGCCAGATAATGCCGATCTCATCTTCGGGTAATCCGTACTCCACAAAGCGGGCGGCGGTCTGACGCACGAGAATAGTGTATGGCGCGATGAATATGACCCGCTTTCCGCGGCTGATGTGTCCGGCAGTGATAAACGCCGCCAGTCCGGTCTTTCCGCTTCCGGTTGGCGCGTAGACCATGAATGTGCGGTTTTGCTTCCACCCACGGCGCAGTGAGTTAAGCGCACGCTCCTGAGCAAAATTCGGTTCGATATTCAGCATCACCATCACCTTTCGTATCACCTATCTAGTACAATACGGAATTACTTAAACCTGGTCGCCCTTACGACTTCGATACCGTCGTCGGCATAGCGAAGCGGATGCGCACCATCCCTGAGCAAGACAAACCCAGACATCCCCTCGGGTAGTTGGTGGAGCTTAATCAGGGAGCGTTTGCGGGGAGATTTATTGTCAACCTCAATAGCGCAGCGCTGCCCGTCAGGTGAGGTCACCAGGCAGTCAACGAACCCTCTGCGACCACCACTCAGGCTGATCGCGAAATTACGCTGCAGGTGGTAACCCATCGACTTGATTTTCTTTTGCATGACATAGTCGAAAGTGACCTTGTCATTCGACTGATGGAATTGCTCTTCCAGAAGGGCAATTAATTTTTGCTTCAGTTCTGCGCTCATAATTTCTCCATTATTTTTTTGTACTCATTGCCTAGTACGTCGGATTTTCTGGTTTCGTCCTATAGATCGAGATCTACCTAACCCTTGTACCCGTCTGTTGGAAGAGCCTGTTCCAGTGCTTCGCACTAACACACAGGCACTCCTCCCCCTCCCCTCCTCTCGTTTATTTTTGAAATCCGTACCAGTTATCTAGTACACAAATACAAACGAGAATCAGATTTCAACCGCTAGGCACCTTTAAGCCAGGCGGCCTTCAGATTGCTATCGTGATCCGGCCAAGGGTGGCTGGGTCGTATACCCCTGCAGCGCGCGTCCGTGTGCATCCACGAATCTGCGAAGCCTCACATTGGCTTCATGCCGAGCTCGGTTCTCCTGTCGGAATGAAACGGGCTCGGCGTTAAACTCAATTTCGTAAACCTCTGAATACTTCAGAGCTATTTTCCGGCGCAGTGATGAAGGCAATCTCAACAACTGCTCCTGAATCCACTGAGCATCCGCCTGGCAGTAAAGCGCTGGCATTTCAACCCTGACGAAATCCTGTTGCATTGCTTACTCTGCCCGCTTCGCAATGAGGTAAAAAATCCCGCTTATTGGGTCATACCTGATGCTACGTGGCAGCAACTTCAGTAAGTAGCGCGGATCAGGCATAGCGGTTGACTGTTGTGACATGTCACACCTCTGCAGTTCGTGGCATCCCATCAAGCTCGCTTGGATACAAGTCAGGGCGAACCTGATGAGGGGTAATGGCCCAGCCGACAAATTCGCAAAGTTTCAATACAAAGCGAGCAGGGATTACAGACTTAGCAAACCACTGATTCACTGCCTGGGGAGTTACTCCCAAGCCTTGAGCAATCGCTCTTTGGGAAGTAATGGCACACAATTTCACCCGAATCTCTTCGTTCATAAATCACCATCAAGTTAAACTTTATTTGAATGAGTCTATATCAAGATTTAATTAACATGCAAGAAGTAAAACCATGCGTTAAACTTGAGATCAAGCATTGCTTTAGATAATGGCTTTAATCAAACTTTTGGAGAGATACAGTGGCCACGGCAAACATGATTCAAGAACTTCTGAAGGAAAAAGGGTGGAGTAAAGCCGAGCTGGCTCGTCAGTTAGGGGTTAGCACGCAGACGGTTGTCTACTGGACGAAGGGAGACACTGTCCCAAGGGGTAAGAGATTAGCCCAGCTTTCTGAAATCAGTGGTTACCCACAATCCTGGTTTCTGGGTGAGGGACAACCCGCCACCTTCCCTGCGTCCGCTCAAAAAGGAGATACTGATAGCGTTAAATTCAAAGTATTAGATATTGAATTCAGTTGTGGTGATGGAGTTAGCGTGAAAAGTGACTTCATTGATGTGGTCCGCTCCATAGAGTTAGACCCCGAGTACGCTCGTCAAGTTGTAGGCAACAGACCCTTCAAGCACATTGAGATTGGCAATGCCAGGGGTGATAGCATGTCGCCAACAATAGCACCGGGTGATTTATTATTTCTAGATAAAACAATAACATACTTCGATGGTGACGGGATTTATGCTTTTTGTTTTGAAGGTGAATGTTATGTAAAGAGGCTGCAAAAAATAGGCAGCAAAATTGTAGTATTATCTGACAACTCGAATTACCAATCTTGGAGCATCGAGAAGGATGCCTTGGATATGCTCTACATCCAGTCAAAAGTTATCTCATCAGTTCCTTTCAACATTAACAGATTCGGTTAATTATTGATAGACAACGGGCTTTTGCCCGTTCCTCCCTTTTAAATCTGCCTATACCCAAAAAAACAATCAAGTTTAACTTGACTGCATAAAATCATAAAGCTAACCTCTCACTATCAAGTTTAACTTGATTTAGTAAGCGCTCAATACTTGTGTGAGGTGAACAATGAAAACTCCAATCCAAATGCTTGAAGTGTTTGTATCAGACATAATAGAAAACACTGTTCTTCTGGAGGAGATCTATAAAAAAAGTAACGAGAATTACGAAACGGATTGTTCTATAAACAGCCTAATTCGTTCAATGCAAAAGACCGTAGATAACATGAACGGATATATTAAGAGTCATATTAATTCAGTCAAACCCTGCATACCTGTAGCGGACAGAAACGATCTGACTGATGATATATTCGATGTGATTCTTACTGCTAAAAAACTTGAAGCAGTCGCGCAAACTTATAGTGAGTCTTTTTTTACTGACGAGGACAATGACAACCCCGCGTGCCATATGTCAGCTGTGATATTTGACTATGCTCGTGAACTTTGCACTGATCTTAAGGCTATCGAGAATAAAATAGGCTAATTACGAAACCAGTTTAGAACAGCCTTGGGGTGCCGGGGGTTCTTGCCCCCTAAATATTGCGAGGTATTTGTTATGAGTTTCATTATTGACCGCAACGCATATAAAACCGCCCTGCTTTATGCAGCTAACGGGCAGAAATGATAGCAGGCCTTTATCTGCGTAAAGCCTACGGGAGGTAATTATGGGTATGCAGCGCCGCCAAGATATTCAGTGCGTCACCATTAAGGCTGAGCAACTTAACTTCCTTATGCAGACAATTTTCACACATCACAAGGACTTTGACTGCCATCAACTTGATGGGGTTTTAGGTCTTGCATATGACCTTGCTGGCGAGGTCTATTCATGGATGGAAAAAGAGGAAAAGATTGTACAGCAAAATGAAGAACACAAAAGAAGGGGTAATTAGATGAGTAACTTAATTACTACCTATCGCCGCCGAATTTTAAAAGCAGCCTTGTTACGCCACCAGCGAAAGACTGGGAGTAGCTTACTTGTCATTAAGCTTAACAAGGGTGGGATTAGTACTATCGAATTAACTGAGATTCTTCTTGATGGATTGTTGCGGAAATTCGAGCGACTGGCGCTCGGTGAGTACGGAAATGTGGAAGGTGTGAAAGCTCTTAAGGGAATTTACAGCAACTCTGTTGATGTTAATGGCAGCGGCGAATTCCTCACAGAAAGCGGGAAAGAGTTAATCGACGAGCTTATTTCTGAACTGGTTGAGTTCGTCAAAAAGCAGAAACCAGTTACTGCGGAGTCCGGCAATGAATAACCAGCAAACAATGCTCTATCAGGGTGTGCTGATCCCCCGCCCCGTGTTGAACGTGGATCTGCATGTCCTCCCTGATTTTACCGGGCGGGTAGTCGTGCACATCGAGAACGGGAGGGTGATATGCGACCGCCAGCTGTTCGACGACGAGCACATTTGCACACTGGCCACGTTTATCGAAATGGCGCGCGAAATGGAACTGAGATTTGAGGAGGTAGCTGGTGGCACTGACAGCGATACGAATTCCTGAGAGGGTTCACCTGCAGGCGCTGCAGGTCCTGCTGCGGTATCGGCGCCGGCGGATATTCCCGCGGCGAATGCGCCGCACCGGCTACCTCAGCCTGAAGGTTAACCCACGCTGGCGCCTGTTATCGAAAGACGATGGCCGGAACTGGGAAGTTATGAGTCATGAAACCTATAACCGGGAGAAAGACAAATGATTGACAACAGAACTGTCAGCGCCATTGACCTGGCGTTACAAAAGCACCCAACGCAGGTTGGTGATCTGTTCGCCGCGATCCGCCACGGACGCATGAAGCGGTGCTTCAGCCGGGATACCGCAATTCGTTACCTGGCGTTCTTCATGACCTCCCGAGCTTTTGGGCGTTCTGGTTTCAAGCAGCGTTATCCGGACGTGCAGGTAATTCATCCACTGAATCCAGAACTGAGTAGCTGGCAACGTGGCGCCGTGACCATTGAGTATTTCAACGCCCACCAGCGCACCGTTCGCCGGCTGCGTCGCATCCTCGCCCGCAAAAGAGAAATGCAAAAGTGGTGCAAAAAATGGGATGCCATGCACGACCGCTACGTGAAAGAGCGCGAAGAACTGCAGGCCTGTAAGCCAGCAGAGGTGCGCAATGCTTCAGAACATGCTTAACCCGGAACCAACCTCAACAGGGATCCGGTCTGGAAACCGGGTGATTGGCTACTCCGCTGCTATTCGCCTGCTGGATAACGGTCGCTATGACAAACACCTTGCCGATGGAATGGAAATTCTGGCCTGCATCATGGAAGCGGTAGAAAGCAACTGGATCACGCTCAATATCGGAAAAGAGTTGATCCTCTGGCGCTGGCTACTGGCTGCCGTGTTCATCACTGAGGAGCTGGAGAAAAACGGAACTGTCGACGTTCCGAATGATACTGGCGGTGTTGATACTGCTGTTATCTATTCCAGCAAGCATGGCGCCATTAGCATCTATCCGGGACCTGAACGCTTTGCACTCGCCAACCATATTGAGCTGGGGGCAATCGAGAAATATGGGCCAGAGGTTGGCCAGCAGCTGGCGCTGCGGATGTATCAGGACATGGTTATTGCTGACGAAGAATTTGGGTTCAGGTTATCAGCACTTGGCCGGGAGGGGCTTAACCTCCTCCATGACAGCTTTATCGAACACATCCAGATCGAAGGTGTGCCAGAAGCACCGATTATGCATTGAGGGGAATGATGATGAATAACTTGATCACTAACAAACCATCTATGACCAGCCTTGAGATCGCCGAGCTGGTAGAGAAACGCCACGACAACGTGAAACGAACCATTGTGACACTGGCTTCGAAGGATGTTATCCGGTCTCCTCAAATTGAGGTTCTCGAAAGAATCAATAACTTAGGATTTGCCGTCAATGACGAGGTTTACAAATTCTCAGGTGAAGAAGGGAAGCGTGACAGCATCATTGTGGTCGCGCAACTTAGCCCCGAGTTTACCGCCAGGCTGGTAGATCGCTGGAAAGAGCTGGAAGAAGAACGCTCACGGCCAAAATCGCAGGCAGAGCTGATCGCTGAAATGGCCCTGCTGAATGTTGAGCAGGAACGCCGGCTGTATCAGGTAGAAGAACAGGTTGAAACCGTAGCGGAAGCTGTTGAGAACATTAAGCGTGGAAATATGCGGGCCGGGTATGTCGGTTATCGCCAGGTAGTCGCAAAAAGCGGCATGACCGATGCCAAGTGTCGAAACCTTGTTAACGCATACCGTATCCCAACCGATACACACGAATTCATGACGCCTGATGGTTTGCTGTCTCGCCGGGCGATCGTGGAGTTTGAACCTTTTATGAAAGCATTCCGCCAAATGATGGCAGAAGCCGAACCACGCGGGACCCGTTGGTATCACCCGAAAATGGGACTCTTTCAGGCTATCGGATGGGAAGATAAAGCATGATCATTCCTTCAAAGCTGATCCGCGCCGCTCTGGTGTGCGTTGCTAAAAATGATGCCCGCTACTACCTGTGCGGAGTCCATATCACCCCGAAATACATCGAGGGAACCAACGGTCATGTAGCACTGCGTATGCAGCATGGAATCAGGACGAAGAAAAATATCATCGTCCAGTTTGAAGGCTGCGTGCCAGTCAAGGCGGAAACAACGGAGCTGATCTTCAATAAGGAGCCGATCGCAATTCATCGTGACCAGCACCTAAATCGCCTGTCCATTACTGGCATTAAGCTACTGAGTGGATGCTTCCATGACTTGGAGCGCGTCATCCCTAAAACACGGGACTTTAGCGTTAGCCCAGCTATCCAGGCGGAATACCTGAGCTATCCGGCAAAGATTTTTGGACGTGAAGAAAAGTTTGTCCCTGTTCAGCTTCGTCCATCAGGTGAGTTCGACGCAGTACGGTTCCAATTTAATGAGCATATCAACCGCATGTACGGAAACCCCGAGCTGGTCGTTATGCCTTGCCGTGATAATTATTTTAAGAGGGAGAATCATCAACCATGAAAATCGAATTTAAAGATCAAGGATCGGTTTCAGTTATTACGGTAACCAGCACTGTCTTTGAGTTCCGCCGGCACAACCGGGCGGTTGATGTGGCGTTGCTTCTCACGACTGAAATGACCAGCCAGAGAAGCGGTTTTTTCATTATGAAAACGATCTTAAGCGGGAAAACACATCACGTGCTGCGGGCCTACAAGCACCTGCTCCGGGAGGCTAAGTGATGGACTGGCCTACAGCGTTTTGCACCGTTGGCTGTGCGTTCGCCATTGCCTGGTGCTTAAGGAGCTAATCGATGAATAGTGAATTTGAGTTGTGGCGCCACTGTCGTGGCCTGATTGTAGTGTGAGGTGGGAAATATGGTAGACATTGAAATGATTGACGAGGAAGAGGCGATGCGGATGATCCGAGTATCTTCACGCGTGACCATCCGGAAATACACCGAGCGCTATAATTTCCCCAAACCGGTCCGGACCTACCCTAAACAGTATCTGCGCTCTGCTATTGTGGAGTGGATCTTAAACGGGGGCGTCAACCAGAAATCTTCCTGATATGCCAGAATATCTTTTCAGCATACAGATCATAGGCGTCTTTCTGTTCGGCAATCCAGTCATGCTTGTTATAGACAGAAAGCACGCCGCCAAGCTCATGCCCCAGCATTTTCTCGATGACGTGCGGGGCAACCCCCTCTTCAGATAGCCGGGTTGCCAGGGTGCGCCGGAAATCATGTGAAGTAAAATCACCAAACCCCAACGAGTCCTTGATTCTTCTCAGAAATTTATTTGCAGCAGAAATAGTTATAGGGCTTTTCAGGTCCTCGCCTGGGAAAAGTATATCCCCATACGTCATTTCAGCTTTTTTCAGTAAATCATCTGCCACGGAGAAAATGGGGCGCCTGATAATTTTGTTGGTTTTGCTTTTCTCTGCCGGAACAACCCATAACCCCTCCTCTCGGTCAAATTCACCCCTTATAGCCAGCCGAAGTTCGCTATTCCTGGCGCCGTACAGCATTAGCAATTGATGAAGCAATCGGTTAGAAGTTGACCCTCGACTTCTTTCTATAGCCATCCAAATTTTGGCAAGCTGGTTATAGCTGAGTGTGGTCTCTCCAATCACAGGTTTAACACCGATGTCTTTCGGCTGCAAAAGCATGAGCTCGGTTGTGCTAACGAACTGTCGCCGCGTACACCAACCAATGGCGGACCTGAGCTGTATCAATAAATGCCGGGCTCGGCGAGGATTGATTTTCTCCTCTTCGGTAAACCTCTCAACCCACAAGCGGACTGGGATATCCTCAACCGGAATACCGGGAAAAGCGTCACGCATGTGCTTTATAACCGTTGACTTATAAAGCGCTATCGTCTTAGCCCTTAACGTTACGTCAACGTAATTTTCCTTCCAGTAATCCAGGCAATCCTTTACCGTTGGCTTACTCTTGGATTTGTTGCCACCAGCCAGCGTTCGGGGGTCAATGCCTTTGTCTGCCGACTCCCTCAGGTCTGCAACGATATTGCGGGCATCGCGCAGCGTCAGCGCTGGGTAGCGCCCAAGCCCCATTCGGTTCTGCTTTCCTTCCCATCGGAACCTAAACTGAAAGCTGATCACGCCTTTGGGGGTTATGCGAACTCCAAGCCCGTCAGAATCCGTAATTTCAGCAGGCCCAGAATATGGTTTACCATAGATAGAGCGAAGCTTTGTGTCACTGATTGCCATGTTAGTTTTCTGTACTCATCACCTTGGTATTTTATGTACTTATTCTGTACTCATTATCGCATGAACGAACATAAACAACAATATCAAATCATGTACAACCATGCGCAACAATTGGCAGCACAACTAAAATAATAATAAAAAAATCATATACATAAACATCTAACCGTATTCATTCTTGTCTGAACAATCTCAACCATGTGCAAAGCCCACACCTTGCCGAAGATTACGAAACGATGGTTCCTTTTCAGGCGCTGCAG